GTGCTGGCGCTGGTGAGCATGTGGGTGATGGTGGCATCGGGAGCATGTGGGCGTGCGACATGGTGGCATGTGGGCATGCGACATGGTGCAGTTTCCCCCTCCCATGAACGCTGGCGAAACCTGTTGTTGCCGCGTTGCCACGCCTGCAATGCATCAACTCATCATGATTCGAGGATGCGTATGCTAGGATTCGCGCGCATTGCCAGCCGGCCTTCCGGCCGCGCGCGCCAGCGCGCATGCATGCAAGCGAGTGAACGCGCATGCATGCACAAAATCCGGGTAAAATTTTCCACGCATCCACGCGACAATCCACCCCGCCCCCCGCTCGAAAGGAAACGCTATGCCACAATAGAAAAAGACCCGGACACCCCTCCCTCTCGCACGCACGCACTTGACGCACGCACGCACCCGACGCATTAATACATCCGGTGTTGAACACCACACCGACGCATGCCGAAGCAATCTGCAGAGCATTCCTTTGCCAACGAAAAGCCGGAAGTGGGGCAATTCCCGGCACTGCCTGTGGCAAGGACTGCATCCGACCCGGAAGCCGGCGGGTCAATGGAACCCTCTTCCCGCAAACCCGCAGGAGGGTGGAGACCGAACAGCGGGCGTCGCCCGGGCTCAAAAAACAAAAGCACGCTCCTGCAGGACTACTGCAACGCGATTGCAAAGGTGGCAAACGAGGGAGACCGGCTGCAATACCTGCGTGAAATCAAGGAGCGCGACCCCCGCAGCTTTGCGCAACTCGAAATGCAGACGTACAAGGCGCAGGAGGAGCTGGCGCTGAAGCAGGAGGCTCAGGACAAGGCTGTGGCGATCCCCCAGATCCGTTTCGTGCGTCCTGATGGCACGGTGTTCGAGGACGCCCAGGTGATCGAGATTGATGAATCAGGTAATCCTGACGCCGAACTTTGAAAAACTTGTCGCCGCGAGCGAGCGGGGCGGGAATTTCTACAAGGTACTCGAGGGGAGCTCCGGTTCGGGCAAGACCTTCGCTGTCATTCAGTACCTCATCCGCAAAGCCCTCAGTCGGAAAAGACGGATCACTGCATTCCGTCACGACCAGGCCACCTGTCGGGACTCCATCATTGCGGATTTCAAGCGTGTGATGATCGAGCAGTTCGGGATATGGGATGATGGCGCATGGAACAGCAAGAATTTCGACTACACGTTCTCGAACGGGAGCGTGTTCCAGTTCCGTGGCTCTTCCAACGCGGCAAAACTCCATGGCCCACGCAGGGACATCGCGTGGGAGAATGAGGTGATGGAAATCCACTACGATGCCCACCGCCAGATTGCCATGCGTACGGCCGAGGAGGTGGTGATGGACTTCAATCCTTCCTTCACCACGCACTGGGTATTTGACCGGATCCTGCCGCGCGAGGATGCCGTGTACATCCACTCCACCTTCAGGGACAACCCGATGCTCCCTGAAGCAGCCCGACAGGAGATCCTGTCTCTGGAGCCGACGGAGGAGAACCGCAAGCAGGGGACGGCCGACGAGTGGGCGTGGCAAGTATACGGATTGGGCAAGCGGGGCCGGCGGGAGGGTGCGATCTTCCGTGCCGTGAACAAGACGCCTGACTGGCCCCACCGGATGCTCTGCGAGGTGAGCGCCTACGGGGTCGACTTCGGATTCTCGAACGACCCGACCGCCATTGCTGAAATTGCGCTCTTCCAGGGGAACCTCTACCTCCGCGAGCATCTCTACGAGAAGGGACTCGTGGCTGTGGAGGATGGCGGCAGCCCTGACGTCGCCAGCATTGAGGGGAGAATTTTCGATGCCGGGCTGAGCGAGGAGATGCGCTACCACTGCGACTCTGCCCGCCCCGAGATCATTGCGGCTCTCCGTCATCGAGGAATCCGCGCCATTCCCGTGCGCAAGACGAAGGACAGTATCGTGTCAGGCCTGGACAGGATGAAGAGTTTCCCCCTCTACGTGCATGAGGACTCCCACAACCTGCTCATGGAGTTCGAGCAGTATGCCTGGGCAAAGACTGGGACGGGAATGTGGCTGAGCCGGCCCGAGGACAAGAACAACCACCTCATCGACGCGGCGAGGTACGCCGTCCTCAACGAGATCGGGCCAAAGACGAGGGGCTTTGTGGGGCGCGCAAAGGGTGGCCCGAAGAGCATAGTCGCTCCGGGGAACATGCTCACATGGAACTAGTGCCGGGAGAACCATGGATTCCGGGGGGAGCTCCTGTGTGGCTGCCTGACGGATGGACGCTGGAGGACTTCATCTCCCGCCACGGCGAGTGGTACTGGGTGATGGATGTGGAGGGTGGCTGGGCGGACGGCTGGGTGGCGCTCATCAGGGAACGCACGCGCTATTTCCGCGTGGCCAAGAGCGTCCATTTCGGGGCGTGGCGTCTTCCGGGGGAGCCCGTCAACGCCTCAAGGCTTCTCGAGGCGTGGAGGATGCTGATTGACAGGGAGGCAGACGCGGGTACAGAGGTTCTTCTGTTCAGAGGTGTTGAACACCACGACGGAATCAAACTCGTGAAAATTTTGGGAGCACGGCGGCTGACGGAAACGTACTGGGTACTACGTCCTGGCATGGTGCAGTGGAAGAGGGTCCGCCGTGCTTCCTCCCTTTCGATCTGATGGGCTCTTCCTCTCCCAAACCTCCTCCGCCGCCGCCCCCTCCAGCGCCGCTGCCTCCTCCGCCCGTCATCAAGCTGCCGCCCCCTCCGCCGCCGCCAAGGATCCCTGAGTACAAGCCTCCTCCTGCGCCTCCACCTCCGCCTAAGGCGGCGGCTGCCCCGCGCCAGAGCACGCGGCCGACCATGCGCGAGGGTGATGCCCAGAGGCGCAGCACGGCAGGCAGTTCGGGCCGCTCCACCACGGTGCGCTCTGCCGGCCCCGGCGGGGGTATCCGCGCTATCGGCTACCGTGACCTGCAGGATCTGCGCAGGAGCCGCAGCGTCCGCGACAACGATACTCTCGGCTGATGGACGGTAAGCAGATCGTGGCGGGGTACACCGCCCTGCGCACCCAGCGCGCTGTATTTCAGCAGACGCTCGACGACATCGCGTTCTTCTGCCTGCCCGAGTACGAGAGGAAGGAGAAAATGGGCACGGACGGTACGCCTATCCGTCCCGTGACGAGCAAGCCCGCCCACTCCGCGCAGACCTGCGGGGGTCACATGTTCGCGAACACCATCTCCACCGGGCAGCAGTGGTTCTCCCTCCGGTCCGTTCGGGATAATCCGAACGATGCTGAGCTTCAGCGGTGGCTGCACAGGTCAAGCCAGACGGCCCTGCGCGCCATCCAGAACAGCAATTTCGCAGAGGCCTACGGGTCAATGATCACGCTCTACTGCACGTTCGGAACCGGCATTCTGGGAATCGACTGGGATCCTTCGCGCGAGCAGCTCGTGTTCCGCAACCTCCCTGTCAACCGGGATGCGTACCTTGCGGAGAACGCCTACGGCTACGTGGACACGATCTACCGCCTCCTGCGCTACACGGCCTCCCAGGCCGCGCAGGAATTCGGGGTGGAAGCATTGCCGGAGAAGATCAGGCAGGCTTTGCGCGATCCGTCCAAGGCTGCGGAGAAGTTCGAGTTCGTTCACATGATCGCCCCCAATTCTTCCCCAGACCCCAACAGGCAGGACTGGAAGGGGAAGCCCTATGTTTCCATGTACGTCTGCAAGGAGACGGAGGAGATCGTCAGGCGCAGTGGCTTCTGGAAATTTCCCTACGCCTGCCCAAGGTTCATCAAGACTTCGGAGTGGCCCTACGGGTACGGCTGCGGCCACCGTGCCCTCTACACCATCCGCCAGCTCAACCGTGGCGAGAGCGAGCTCATTAACGCCCTCGAGATGGCGAACCACCCGCCCATCTTCATCCCCGACGAGGATGCGCTCAAGTGGATCAACCTGCGGCCCAACTCCGTCAACTTCATGGACTTCTCGCAGGGCAAGCCCTGGGAGTATCCTGTAGGCGGGGGCAACGTGCAGCTCCTTCACCAGCACGTTGAGCAGCTCAAGCAGGAGCTCGACGAGCTCTTCTTCATCGACGTCTTCCTGTCGATCTCCATGCGCTACCGGAAGGAGAAGACGGCCACGGAGGTGCAGGCGCTCGACGAGGAGAAACTCTCTTCCATCGGCCCGATGGTCGTGCGCCTGCAGAGCGAGTGCTTCTCCGTGATGATCGAGCGTGTTGTCGACCTGCTCATGGAGTATGGCATGATCGACCCGCCCCCTGAGAGCGTGAACCGCGAGGGCTTCCGCGTTGTCTACACCAGCCGCATCGACACGAAGCTCGCCCAGGTCGAGAACATGCAGTTCATGCGTGCCGTGCAGGACGCGGCCAACACACTGGCTCTCGGGGATCAGATCCCGCGCCTCAACAGGACGGTCAACCTTGAGGAGGGCGTGCGCGCCATGCTCGAGCGCAGCCACATCAACCCCGGTCTCATCCGCAGCAAGGTCGAGCGCCAGCGCATGGAGCGCGAAGAAGCGGAGGCTGCTGCTGCCGCTCAGGCCATGGAGCAGGAGCGCGCTCTGGTGGACAAAATCAACCCGCAGGCTCCCATCCAAGAGGGAAGCCCCCTCGCCCGCCTTGAGCAGCTTCAGGCCCAACCCCTTGTATGAACGATAGCAAACGCCATGGAGGCCGCCAGGAGCGCGCCCATGAACTCCTCACTAAGCTGCGCACTTCCCCCGAAGGGGAGGAGCTGTACCGCATGCTTCTTGACTACTGCCACTTCAGCCGGTCCGCCTTCGCGCCCGGAGATGTGAACCAGACCATGTACAACCTCGGCCGTCAGAGCGTAGGGCATTTCCTCTACCACGCGGCCAACGCAGAAAAATAACGATGCCTGACGACACTCAACCGCCCGTCGATTCCACCGGCCAGCCGCCTGCGGGGGAGAGCCCTCCTTCCTCCGACCCCAGCGCCGCTTTCAAGCAGGGTGCCGGCGTGCAGCCACAGGATCCCTGGTACAAGGATGTGGTCAGCGAGGACCTCCTGCAGGACGAGAAGGTCCGCAGTTTCGCGGACAAATACAAGTCCCTCGAGGAGGCGCTCAAGGGCGCTGGCCACCTTGCCACGAAGATCGGCGAGAAGGGAGTGCGGATTCCCGGCGAGGACGCGGACCCCAATGAGGTGTCGCAGTTCTACCAGGCGCTCGGCAGGCCAGAGGAGCCCACTGGCTACTCCTGGGAGAAGCCCGAGGACCTGCCCATTGACGAGGAGTCCTTTGAGCAGGCGCGCACGGCCCTCCATGCTGCAGGCCTTTCGGACTCTCAGTTCGCCAAGGTGATGGATTTCTACACGGGCCAGACCCAGCAGCAGATGGAGGCTTCCCAGAAGCAACAGGAGCAGGCTCTCGACAAGACCCTGGAAACCCTGCGCGAGCAATGGGGGCCGGATTTCGACAAAAAGATGTCCGCCACGAATCATCTAATCAACCAGCAGGGATGGGGAGAGATGCTTTCGCGCACCGGCCTCTACGCAGACCCGGAGGTTATCAATATGCTCGCCTCCGTGGCCACAAGCGTCGGCGAGGACACCCTGTCCGGTCCCGGGATGGGGGTTATCTCTGCAGAGCAGGAGATGAAGAACCTCAAGCAGAGCGATGCCTACCGCAACAAGAACCACCCTGACCATCGGATGGTCAAGGAGCGCATCCTCAGCCTATACCCGAAGGCCTGACCATGAGCAACGGACTCACTCCCGACCCCGACCGCAAGGTCGAGATCAAGGACCTGCCCACGCAGGACTCGCCGGCCGAGTCCGCGTTCATTGCAATCCAGCAGGGAGGCGAGACCTACAAGATCAACCTCGGATCCCTGCCCATTGCGAATATCCTGCCTGATGCTACTTCCACCTCCAAGGGTGTCGTAAGTGCAGGGGATGGATTGAGCGCGCAGGATGGACGCCTCTCAGTGAGCGGAGACTTCCTTGAGGGCACCGGAAATCAGGCCATCGAGGGGAGCCTGGTTGTCACGAACGCCAACGGGTACGCCACCAGGCTCGACGGCTACCTCCTCTGGATGGACGGCAAGCGGGCGATGTTTGCCTACCACGGACCTCAGTCCGGCGACCGTCACATCCTCCATTTCAACTACGAAAAGGATTTCGACGAGGTCAACTTTCAGGGGCGTGTAGCTTTTGGACAAGCTGACGTCGAAGTGAATGGATCACTTATCTATAACGGCTCCGAGGTTCTCACAAGAGATTCCACTGTTCAGAAACTGTCAATTGATTCTGTTGGGAAAGATCAACTGCAGCAGTCTTCCGTTTCCTCCAGTGCGATTGCAGACGATGCAATCACAGGAGGGAAAATTGCAAAAGCATCAGTCACTTCGGACAATCTCCGTGGAAATATTCCAGGGAGCAAACTTGCTGATGGAAGTTTGGGGGGTCGTAAGATCATAGACGCTTCCATTGATGGGTCCAAGATTGAGCAGTTCGCTATCGGTGGAGACCTCCTTTCTACCGGAGGAGTGGGGGAGGGTGCCATTGCTGCGGGGGCCGTGACCCCTTCCAAGATCCCCGACTCCAGCCTTGAGACCTCCAAGCTCACTCCAGAGGCATTTGATGACCTTACTAAGGTTCAAGATAATTCTATTAAAACAGAATCAATTCAAGATGGATCAGTAACATTTTCAAAGCTTGCGGAGCCAATTGGCTACGACATTGCTGGTGAGTTTTTCCCTGATTTGTACACGAGGCAGAACATGATCTCTGTATGGAATGAGCCAGTCAATGATTACCTTCTTTTTTGGACCACAAAAGTAAACATCAATGGTTCTGTCTACAGGCTTGATCAAGGCTATCAGGACTCTGAATCAGAAGATCATTACCAGTTGGTCTACATTGACAAAGAAGAAAACTGGGACGATTCACAGTTTGCAAGTGCAAGCAATCGAGCTGGAAAAGACTTCTACATTTATGCTGTAACTGAGGTGGAATACAATCCAATCATTCAGCAGGATGTGACAGTTGGTAAAATTCTGTTTTCAGAGAACTCAACATTGCCTGGTGGATACACAAAGGACAACTCCAGAAAAATTGGAGGATTTCATTGCTTGTGTGTGGATGTGAAGGACAAGGTTCCTGATGGTCACGAACTGAAAGGGCTAACTGCTGGCTACCCACTCCCCGCCTCCCTCTGGGACCTCAAGCACCGCTCCGACTGCGACACCAACGAGGGCATGGTCTACGACCATCGCAGCCGCAAGTGGGTAGACATCTACCTGCCAAGCTGGGACGGCGACACGATGCGCAGCCTGTACAACGCGGTGATTGCGGATGGGGGAAGCAGCCCGTCCTTCATGTGGTACAACTTCGTCGAGCTATTCGGGCAGGTCGGCAAGCAGATGACCTCGCAGGAAGAGTTCATGTGCTACTCCCGCGGAAGCAATCAGCAGACGGACATTCAGGGGGACGACCCGGTCCGCACAGGAGGTCATGTAGACAGCAACGGTCGCCGCATGATCTCCGATATCGGAGTCGAGGACTGCTGCGGCGCTCTTTGGCAATGGGCTCGAGAAGCGGCTGCGGATACGGACCAGGGGAGCAACTGGGTGCAGCAGAGCGCGGGGAGCTACGACAGCCAGCAAAACATCGCCCGCGGTCAGGGCTACGAAGTCCCGAATCGTCCGCTCTTGGGCGGGTTCTGGGCC